GATTGATACCCTAAATCCTGTATGATTTTATTCATATCCTCCGTAGGCCTCTGTAACGCCACCATTGCTTGCCGAAGTTGCGTTGTGGCTATCCTGGTCGGAATTCCTTGCTTGGTCATAGTGGCCAGAGCTGCCGAAACTTCGTCAAAGCCCACCCCTGCCGCTGCTGCTATAGGAGCAACCTGAAACAACGAAGCCGACAGTTCCTCAAAGGTGGTTTTTCCGCCCTTAACAGTCTGGAACATTAAGTCGGCTACCCTCTGCGTGTCTGATAGGGGTAGTTTGAAGGCATTAATTACAGTAGTCAGACCATCAACTGCAATTTCCGTGCTAGTTATACCTCCAATGGCTGCCTTCGTTGCTATCTTCAGAAACTCAAGTGCATTTTCCTTAGGTATGCCTGCGGAGATGGCTTGGTATAAAGCCTTTGCTGCTTCTACCGCATCAACGCCAAGATCAGATGCAAGAACTTGAACCTCGTCCGAAAAAGCAGAAAACTCCTCTTGGGATAGCCCCATCATAGTGTTGACTTCCCTCATGGCTGACTCAAAGCCTGTTGCTGCTTTCAAAGCTAGTCCAAAACCAGCCACAATAGCACCACCCATAGCCGTCATACCTATGCCGATAGCCTTAGAGTGCCTTTGCAGCGTTCCTTTCAGCCCAGACATCCCCTTTTCAATGTCTTTGGTGTCTACGCCTACTTTTAATACAGCATCGCCTACACTAATTGCCACGTTTTATCACCTTAACTCCTGGTATGGTTGACAGAATACTGTCCGAAACAGGCTTTCTGCCCTTAATAGCATCGGACTCTCGTTGTTTCCGCTCTACGAGCTTTTCAGTCATAAGCGCCAAAAGCTCGTCTGTCCAGTTAGACATGATATGATCGGGTGTCACATGCCACTCGGCCATAAGGAACTCAAACGCACCGCCTACTGAGAACGAGTCGCCCTCTTCATTACCGCCGGGATGCTCTCCGCTAAAGGGAATGTCACCTCTATCATCTTCTTAAACCCCTCTGCTAATTCATCATCGGTAGCAATACCCTCTATATCATCCCGGTCAAGCTCCTTGGCATACTCAAAGAACAAATCAGTAACCTCTTCGGGCATCCCCACGAGGATACTGTCCATTGCCGCAACAAACTCATCAGGGGTATCAGCAGTAGTATTAATGAGTTTGGGAACAGCAGAGAGAAGCCCCGCTACTTTTTTACGCCAGGGCCTTGAATCCCGAATAACCAAGGGGGCGATATCATATTCTCGCCCCCCCAATACAACTGTGATTCCTTCTTTGGATAGTATCTGCTCCTCAGTTCGTTCCATAATTTCTCCTTTTATGCGTCAGTTAATGTAAGAACGTCCTTGCCTACCATCCGGAGGGCCTGGAATGTCACGGGCACAACTGTTTTCTCGCCCTTCTTGTAAGACATTCCAACCGTTCCTGTGGCTGTTGCCGATGCAATCAAAATGGTACGGGCAGCGCCAGCTGGATTTGTTCCCACAATCCTGACTGCTATCTCTTTCTGGACTCCTCCGCCCACTTGTTTGCCAATCGTGATTACTGCTCCGGCCAGTATGCTACCGGCAATAGCAGCATCCATATTGTCAAGTGAGCTTTCTGCCATATTACAGGTTACACTTAGGGTTTCTTTAGTAATCGGCCGCGCAATAGGGAAAGTCTCCTCCTCAACCTCAATGTCAGCAGTATCAGCGGTGTACTCAAGGGTCACGCCATCTTCTGTATAACCGACAAAGGTAAAAGCTCCTGCTCCACCCTCAACTCCATATTCGAGCGTTGCCACTCCTGTCATAACGTTTGCTATCACGTTCGCCATTGTCTACCTCCTCTAAGTTATTCTTACCGCTACTATAGTAGTTGTAGCTGCCGAGGCACCTGTGAAGTCAAAACACACAGTGCCTGCGTCAGCACCAGTCTGGTCCCACAAGGATTTAGGAAAGGGACCGATAAGGGCTGTGTCCGCAGCTGCAACCACTTTGGTGAGATTAGCAGTGGTTTCACTTCGTCCATGCTCATCTGCTCTGCCCACAAACAGCACCGAATCCCCCCCAGCAGTATCCTTGACTATCAGAATGGTATTGCCATCATTGACAAAGGAAAAACCATCCGCTGCGGCAGTGTTAGCGCCAACCATTACGGCATCTAAGTCAAGTATACTTGGGGTAATTGATGAGTCTGCAACTGTCAACGCTGTATAAGTTGCCATTAACTAATACCTCCTCGCAATTTGCTCTGGTGTTCTCTTACACGAGCTTTTCTCTCGCTCTCTTCATTCGGTATTACAACCGGCCCCCTCTCAAGCTCGTCTATTCTAATTTTGAGGTCTTCTCTTTCTCCTGTTAGGGTAATTATCTCTGCCCTTAGCCTGTCGACCTCAAGCATGGCTTCTAGAGTTTCCCCCTCTGTGTACTTCTGTTTTGCCATGTACAACCTCCTTGGCTTAATTAAAAAAGCCCCTCAATTGGGGCTAGATATACCTTGATACCTTTTTGTCCTCTAAGGGGGCTAGAATCGCCTCTCGGTGCTACTCTGCTCTTATCATCACCTCAAAGAACGTCAAGACTCTAAAATAGTTAGGTATCTCTGTGTCTACCAAGTCCTGCCCTTGCACCTCCTCAATAGCTGACATGATTTGATAACTTCCTACTGCGATATTCTGGATGCCTTGCAGGTTATCATAGAGGAGTCGATAAACCTTTCGTGCGTCTATGGGATTGTCTGCCCAGCAATCAAACTGAACCGAAGGGCTGATTATCCCCGGAATATAAGGCGTGGATGTCCCCCCTCGCGAGAAGAATCCTAGTGCTGGTAGAGTTGCGTTCTCAGGCAATCGAGGGCAATATATCCTTGTGCCTACTTCTGCTGTTAGAGTTGCACAGGTTGCCAAATATGCCCTTATGACTGAGTTGGAATCTGCTATCATTTCAGATGCGCCTTTATATTCCTTGGTAAGTTTTTTATATTCCTGTCTAAAGCTGGCTTGAAATACGGTCGCGCAGACATCTTGGCCGTCCCAGTCTCAAGTAAGCCCCCATAACCCGATGTAGAATAGACAGCTCCCTCCAGTTCCTTCCGTGCTATTTCTTTGCCTGGCCCGACCTCATACATTATTGACCTGCGGTTGTTACCTGTCAGCACAGGACTGCCACGAATGGAATCCCTAGCGATGGCTGCCACTACATCTCCCAACCCTTTTTGTGATGCTTTATGGGTCTTATCGGTCGCCTCTTTGGTCTTGAGGTTAGTTATAAAATCTAGTTTTAGTTTCATCTGCTTATCCTCATCCAGCATTGCTTGTGATGGCTCGCTGCGTTATCTGAATAATCCTGTACCAACAAAATCTCATAAGTCAGACCATCAATGACTACTCGGTCTTGCTCAGTGATGTCAATAGACTCGACAAAGAGTTTATAATCAGCGATAACTAGTTCAGCCCCAACCTTGATTTCCCTACCTGAGCTTTCCGCCAACCGACAATCCTCAGTCAGATGATCAGCCCAAGCCAAAGCAGGATTGCCATAGGCATCGGGAGCACCTTCGGTAAACCGCTGGATGGTGCAGGTGTGTATTAGTAATCCCGCAAAGCTCATCTAGTCCTCCTCCGCAGTTATTGCACTTCCCCCGGTCAGGTCTATTTCCGACCATGTTAGATAAGGCGATTCGGCATCCTCATCTCGGTACTTTCTGGCCAGCGCTATCTTGTTGGCAGCCTCATCTTTGGTGTATGAATAATCCCCTATTTTCTCTGATTTCAAGCTATCAGTTATTGATGCCGCCCATGCTTCCAGCGCATAGGACGCAGCCAATAAGAGAGAGCTAGAGGCCATAGTCAAAATTGCCGTTATTTCCTCATCAGTAAAGTGGAAAGAGGTAAGGTCTGAATCGCTAATTAACAGCCGGACTTTACCGATGTCAGTTGTAAGATCATACGTAAAAGCCATGTCTACTCCTCGTATTTACTCGAAGGATAATTTCATCCATCCTGTCCCAGTTTCACGTTTTACTTGGTTCCATGCACCTGTTGTTGGCGGTTCGGTGGTATAGAGTATCTTTTCCCACTCTCTCAACAGGGCAGCATAAGCATCTATTAGCCCATAATTCCAGAGTAGGGTGTTATCGCCACTCCCAGTAGCAACACGATACCATGCCTTAAATCCCCCAAGACCACCTACATCGTCTGCTAGTAATTCTGTCCAATTTTCCTGGAAACTGAGTGGGGGTGGATGGGGAGGGTCTTCGGCCTTATAGGCGAATAGTACCAATAGCAAGTCCCCCGTCTCAAAATCATCAAAGAGCTTGATGGGATGCTGTGGGTGATAAACGTTTCTGCCATATCCAAGAACATCTGCTACAATGGGGAATCCCGAATCAGGTTCGATTGCTATAGTATTGGCAATCCATCGACCAAAGCCGCTTATTCGGAATGTACCAGGGTTTTCGCTCTCGGCGTTCAATTCTCGCCTTGCTGAAGCAACACGGAAGTACCTCAAATCAGGTTCAACATCATCAACTAAATAGTCCTCTCGTTCATCTCCATAGTTTGTGGGATAACTAGACGCATCCATGGATGGATAGATACCAAGGGCAAACCATAGCGTATCCTTTGCCCCCCAAGTGGGGGCTAGGCTGGGTGGGTCTGGAGTATTTGTTTGCCCAGTCGTAACAGTTCCTGCTTCAGGATTCCCTGAGCGATTGGTAATGCGGTAGACAGTATAAGCAGTTTTAGCATGGTTCCCGCCCCAATTCGTGCACTCAGCAACTACACACTTGCTCCCCGTTGGGTCACCTGTTGACTCAATACGATCTCTGACAGAAACGTTATTTGTTCCGTAGGGGCTTGCCCAGAGAAGCCCCGCCAAACCCGCAACATGGGGGCAGGCCATTGACGTTCCTGTCCCATAGGCATAATTGTATACATCAGGGGACATATTGTGTTCGTGATTGGGGAAGGTAGAGATAATAAGTTTACCGGGTGCTGCTACATCAACCCAGTCGCCAAAATTTGAAGCCCCAGGACAGGGGTGCAAAATCATTCGATTACCATCCTCCTGTATTGCTCCCACAGCAATAGAGTTTGTGTAATAGGCAGGATAGAACGGTAGATTGTAACCATCGTTGCCTGCCGCTGCCACTACTACTGCACCTGCCGCCCAGGCGTAGTTCACAGCATCTTCAACTGCTTCGCAATACTCATAGCCCCCAAGGCTTAAACTGATTACATGTGCGCCATTGTCTGCTGCCCAAGTGATGCCATCGGCAATCCACGTACACAAACCACCGCCACTGTCGTTTAGTACCTTGACATTCATAAGACTGCAATTATATCCAATACCCGCAACACCGACTCCGTTATTTGTTATAGCGGCGGCAGTGCCTGCGCAGTGAGTGCCATGCCCAGCAAGGTCGTCAACGGATTCTGTAGTAGTTGCATTGTAATTAGCAACAATCTTAGACGCAAGGTCTTCGTGATCTTGGTCAATGCCTGTATCAAGGATGGCTATTTTAATGCTCGCATCACCTTTGCCTACATCCCACGCATCTTGGACGTTTATGCGAGTCGCCCCCCATTGGTCGCCTAGCCTTGGATCATTGGGAATAAGACAAGCCTTGTATACGTGGTCAAGTTCAGCATACTCGACGCCATTTTCCGCCTTATAGGCATCAAGGAAATCCTGCTCTTTACCGGCAGGAACCCCTATCACCTCGACCCCAATTTTTTCTATAGATTTAAGGCACTTGGTCTTCCGCTTTCGGTGCAGGCTTGCGCTCGCCCCCGACTTGATGCCTTTCTTGAACTTAACTACAATGCGCCCTGGGGCAAACTGCTTTGCCTCCTCTAGGGGTTCCGCAATGCGTTCCTGTGCAAATTGATTTGCCTCACCCTTAAATTCTATCATTGCCTCATTCCGCTGGCACGTAAACGTAAAGGTGCCTATCCACGCTACTGTAGTAAATGGTGGCTTCGATCACGCCAATACCAGCAGGTTTAGGAGTCAGGGCTATCTGGCTAAACCGTATATCGGTATCACTTTCATCAATGTGTTCAGCCCCAATCGCATCATTGTCAATATCTGCTGACAAATAAACCTTTTCAACAGCCATTATTAACTCTCCGCCGTGTCGCTCTGCTCTATCTCCTGCTTGCCATCGGTGTGTGTCTGGACTGCATAGATTCTCTTCTGCCCTGTTGTCGGCCTTGAGATGACGAGCTCCCTGTCATCATCAGCCATTGCCACAATAGCATCCTTTGTCTGAGTAGCAGTAAGCGGGGTGCCGGTGTCATACTTATGGGATGTTCCTTCGCCAATGTCATCCGTGTCTAGTGCTGACGCAGCAGTTCCCTCAATACTGCCGGCCCTAGTAATGTTGGATGTCGCTGAATTGACCTTGCCTACAATCTCATTATCCGTGTAAGCTGCCGCATTTGGGTCTAGATAGATTTTCTCGATTGCCATTGTTTTCCTCCTATGATTTAGTGTCGTAATCTATAACGACTTTTCCTGTTCCTTTGTCAACATAGATATTAGTAGCCGCATACCCCCCAGCCGGTGGGGTGGATTCCAGTATAGGAACGGTAACATCGGGCGTAAGTAGCCAGCGCTTCTTCTGCGTGTCCCATATGTAGACTGTGTCAGTGCCTGGGTTGTTTAATACTCTCTCTAATGCCATAATTTACCTCAATGCACGTGATATCTGAAATGAACCGTACAAGTATCTGCTACGGCTGTTTCCGTTTTCATTCGGTAATAGATTAGTTGGCTTGCTGGAAATGGAGGTGCCCAAAATCTATCCTGTATGTGAGCTGCTTGGAATTTACCAACTCCAGCAAATCGCCCTGATGTAATCGGGACCTTTGCGGTACCCCAGGCTATCTCAAACATATAAATAGCTGCGTTATCGCTGATTGTCTCAATCACCATAGATGTGATATGCCCTGGAGAATCGACAAACGAAGCCGACAGTTTAGTGGCGGCACTATCTGCTATCTCAGTCCAGGCACTCCATGTATTGGCGGTGGTGTGAGCCGTAAAGGCACAGGTCAGGTTAGTGTCTGAAGGGAAGATGAAAGTAACATGCTGCGTAGCATCATCAATCTCCCTGATTCTTCCTGTCTTGTCTATCACGATCTAAACCACTCCACCTCTTTTTCCCATATCTGTTGATGTTCGACCTCGGTTACATATCTATCAAACCATACCCTGGGCCTCCAGACTCCACCTTTATAATCATTGGCTCCCGTAGTATCAGTTCCCACAAAGAAGTTTGCAGCAGAGGTTTCAGGGTCAATCAAAACATCGGAGGTAGTAGTGACTGCTCCGAAGCTATTTATATCGCCACGAAAGAATTGACCCGTAGTCCCTGAGCGACTAAAGCCCATGTAATACCATACTCCCCAAGCCCAGTTTCGAGAAAAGGCACCTGTGCGAGTTGTAGCACCTGCTGCATGATGATGTCTTAAAGTTAATATGTTGTTTGTATAGTGATATAGCTCCCACCCGTTATTGTTTACGACAAAGCGACACATAAGTGTTTTATCATCAGGGCCGCCACTATCAACCCGAAACCATCCCGCAAGGCTGTAGTCATCACCTGTAAAGTCCATATTCAAGGTATCTGCCGCCGAAGCCCATATATATTCATTAACCCCGCTAAACGTAAGGAAGGGCAAACCCGAATCAAGGATTGACCACGGAGCAGGAGCCCCTACCATCTGCACATAAGGCTTTGTCCTGGCTATGCTATGTGTGGGAACACCAGCGCCCTCTCGGAACGGAAGGTCTATTGCCATATTCCTATTTATTGCTAAAGCATCATAATGCACACTCATTAAGGGGCCTCCTCGTAAAATACTTCCCAGTCATAGGCTCGATGAACGCCGATTGCGGTATTCTGAAGCGTTACTGCAATTCCATATCTGTTAGGCTCTAAGCTCACATTGATTAGTTCGGGGCTAACCACCCCGGCATAAGTCACTGTGTCCTGTAAAACAAGGGCGCCTGTTGGATTTATCTGATAGTAGGTTCTTAACACGACTGTCTCAGTAGCAGTTTGGTTTGTCATGTTTATCTTGAAGCATATCGGCCTATGAATACCCGCCGGGGCAAGGTTGATATAAACATCCTGTTCTGTGCCATCTGTAGTTATGCATCCTGCTACTTCTGTTAAAATAGCCTCGGAATCCGTAACCTCACGAATAGCATTAACGTCTTCCTCGATGGCGTCAACGTCTAGCTGGAGCAGGGCAATGAGAACCAATAAATTAGTGTCGTTATAGGGGTTAAATACACCGCCCATTATTGCCACTCTCCTTCGCTTATGGTAACAGAGCCGTCCTCATTGACGTTACAGATAGCAGCAATATATCCCAGGAATAAGTCTTGAGTGTCCATGTTGAAGGTGCCATTTGGAGTCAGCTTTATCCCGTCACCAACTACGGCAACATTGCCTCTGGCAAGATAAACAACAACATCCAAATCATTAACTATCTTCAGGTCGGCCCTATGCTCATTGGCGGCCACTATTATGGTGCTTGCATCCGCTACACCAGCATGGGTATCAGTTGCTCGTTCTATTGGGAATATCCTTGGGTCAGGCATATGCTCCTCCTACATAGCCGGGGCAAGGAGAAAAGGAGAAAAAACCCCTCACCCCGGCGTTTAGCTAACGCCTTTTGGCGTTCACTCAATCTTAGACACTCCTTTAGCCTATCGATCCTCCCATGTAAGTCCCTCTCCAGTCCATTCTGGCTCCACCAAAGACTAATTTTACCCGGTAGAACACGTTGTCTGTTGCGAAGTCTCCGCTCATAGGCCCGATTGACCCACCTCCAACAGTCACTTTGTCACTTGCCTTCATGCAGATTTCAGGTCTCTCGTGCCCTGCGAGATGCGCAAACTCAAGAGCCGTAACCTCCTTTGGGTCAGCGAACAAGTACCATTGGGTGTTAGCCGAAGCCGCAGTAGCATTAAACGCAGCCGCAGCAGGCAGATACGGGTCAACGATTAGCTGAAGCCCGTACTGGGGAAGAACGTTAGTTGTTGGCCAAGCTGTCCCAGCATCTGGGCAGCTAGTGTGTGCTCGGTTCTTATTGCAGCCCTAGCAAACCTCTCTGGGGTATCCTTCAAAGCACCAAGGTCGTCATTGACCAGGGTTTCCCAGGAAATATCATACTGCTGTCCATATTTCAGGACCGACAGGTCGTATCCCTGCTCTTCCCTGTCAGTAGCTAGATACTCACCCTTTTCAGTTACCCTAGGGAGCATCCCATCACCACCTGTGATAGCAAAGCGCCGTGACACCTTGAAGTCTCTATTGGTAGAAAGCTTAGAGTAGGCTTTCCACACTGGCTCAGTGGCTTTGTAAGAAGCCAGTACTTGCCTATCCAAAATATCACCAAATAGCAGAGGGAAGTCGGATGTGGTCATAGCTTCCTTGATCAGGTATTCATGTCTATGAGGTGGGAAGCCATGTGCATTACCGAGCAGGTCAAGGGTCTCCTTTAGTTTCTGCTCATGCCCCTCGTCCCTAGTTACGTCATTGAGGGAGACATAGCCTCTCCAATCCTCCATTAACTTCATCAGTTCCATGATTGTCCTCCTGTGTTATTTCTAAGCTGCCTTGATGAACTTCTCCAGTGCCATCAAGGTGATGGGTTCAACCTCCAACGTATCGGGTAGAGTCACCACATCAAAGACTATCTCGACTTCCTGCGCCATCAGTTCCCCGATTTCCGATGCAAACTTCGGGAAATTCTTGCTTTGAGGGTCAACCCTAATTTGCATCATATTTTCTGGATTGGCTTCGCCATAGGTTTGGAACAATCCCTGGCGGACTTTATCAATGACTCCTAGTTGGTCATCGAGTTTAGATGCCAGCTTAGCCAAACCATAGCTAGTCTTGACGGGAAGTTTCTCCGCTAATAGTTTTTGCAGTGGTGCCTTTGCGTTGTAGATTTCTCCGTTTGTTAGTTTCACTTTCTTACTCCTTTTTTAGTTGACTTTACGGTGCATCGTAGGTGTGCAGATAGGTCGTGACTCCATTTATCTCGCACGCAATACTATATGCGCCATTACCAGCAGCATTGAAAACCTCGCATGGAGCAAACAGACCTTGCGCCTCAATGAAGAAGGTTGCCGTAGCTGCATTCTTAGCGAGGTGTATTATGTTATCCATTGCAGCGGCACTGTGAGTGTACAGACGGAAGAACCCAGCATGAGTGGTTGTCCCATCATTGTACATATTCAGGTCAAGGCCATAGAGATTTGTCACTGCCTCACCAGCCACCGAACCAGACCAGCCATAGAACAGGGACACATTGCCTA